TTTAGCCGAATCGCAAAAACGGTTTACAAACTGTTCTTCGTTTTTGCTGATTGCGTAAACGGCTATCTTTAATTTTTTAGTGTTTTCCATGATTCTTGTAATGTATTAAATTGTTTAATAGAAACTTGATATCCAAACATCCACATAATTCGGGGTGTATTACCATCAACTTTAGTTACATAGTGTTCCACATTTGATGGTAAATAACAATGCAAATCGCCAACGGAAATGTCAATTTTTTTGTTGCCAATAAATAATTCTGCGCCACAATCAGCGGCTTGCGTCATTACATTGCACCGCAAAACATGAAGTTCGCCTTCCATTGGGTCTTTATGAAGATACACATCACCATTTGGAAATGTACAAGAAACTACAATTCCATTTTTACCACCGCCAATTACACTTTTAGGCGCATCATGCAAACCTAAATAATCAGTAATTTTGTTAAAAATTTGATGCGCGATTTCAGGATAATTAAAACGGTCGCCGTAATTACGCGTAGTTACTCTATCTAAATAACTCCATTCAGAATTGCGGCTAATCCCCGCATCAAGCCACTTTTCTTCAACTCCTTTTTTTACCCAACTATTTAGTTGTGTACATTCTTGTAAAGAAAGAAAGTTTTTTTTAAAAAATATTTGCATACATTGTGTTATGCAATAGTAGTGGGATTAACCATTGAAAATTGTTGAATCAAGATGTTGGCTTCTTCTTCAGTAATGTTTTGCGGTGCAATATCATCAACTCCATTGCCATCGCGTATCGCATGAATACAACATAAAACAGTATCGGCTTCCAAAGCAGTAAATTTATGCTTTATGTTTTTTGGAGTAACAATTAATTTTGGTGCTTTATGCTCAACCGCAGAACCGTTTTCTTCTAACACTTGCATTAAAACTGACCCTTGCGCTAACAAGGTAATATGGTCAAAGGTATGGCTATGTCCACGGGATTCAGTTACATCACCTTTATAATAAAAGTGCATCATCTTGACAAACACATTGTCAACAATCATTAAATCAGATTTGGCGATGTTCATATTCTTGTTACCTCTAGTTTCATAACTGTTGTGTCAGAATCAGGGGTTGTGGGCCACAAAATCTGCATAGGATAACCAATTTGATTTGGTATTTCCAATAATTCATTTCGATATTTACCCCATGCTTCTTTTTGTCTGTTTGACAATTCAAGATTTATTTCCTGTGTTTCAGAATATGTTTCTAGCAAAGCATTAATATTACTTTGACTAGTTTCTATTTCAATATTGCGGCGTAGTGCAATTAATTCATCAGTAGCGGTTTGTTTTTGATAGCCGCGATACCAAAGTTGCATTTCGTTATCATAGTACGGTGTAGTTTCTACAAGGATTTCTGTGTAATCTGTTTGTGGTTTTTTGTCGTGACAAAACACATAAGTTTTTCCATCCAAAATCCCGCCTTCCCAAAAAGGAGGAATGTTGTAATCGCCTGTAGATAATACAAATGTGCGAGGATTAACAGGGTATTCAATGACTACCCCATTTTCAATTATTGCATAATGTTTATAAAAATCCATAGTGCGCTTTATAATGTTGTTAATGGGGTAACTGGAGTAACACCATTAAAGGGCGTACCTCCAGAAGCCGCCGCCCCTGCGTTGGTTTCTGTAGGTGTAGCAAAAGTTCCAGTAGAAGAAAAACTAATATCAGACGATGTAACCATAGAAGTACCTGATGTTACTTTAGTAAATGCAACCGTATAACCTGTGCTTCCCGATGGTGCGGTAACCGCTTTTGTAACCGATATATTTCCATCTAAAGGCAGTTTAAAATAGTTGTTAAAACCATTAATTCGAACGCCAACATATATTCCAATTGAAGTAGCAAAAATAGTAGATTCACCATTATCACCCATTATGTTTGACAAAGTAGCACCTGAAAACTGCATATTTAATGTCCAAGATGGCAATAATGTAGCGGGGTCTATTGCTACAACTTGCATTAAACTTGCTGATTGCGTACTAGTAAACAGATATATTACGCCATTGTATAAATATGTTGAATTATACCAACCGCTTTGACCATCTCCACCACTTACAGGGCTAGGGTTGTATTGTTTTGCGGCAGAAACGCCATAAGAAGAATTGAATTTAAATATTCTAGGTTTAGCGTCTGATGTTCTTCTTGTGGAAAAATATAAATTATTGCTTGAATCGTTGTAAAAATTACCAAATTTATCTGAAAATGATTGTCGGTTATACGAATACCCTTGAATGTACGCACCCGTTGAAGCGTTCAAAGTTATTAAAGCAAGTTTATCTTGTTGATTTGCCCCAATAATCACAACCACACCGTCTGTTCGTACAAGCCCATAGTTTGATTGATATTCGTCACGCGCATATTGATAATTTCTAAAACTCCACCTTACACTACCACTTGAAGTATAAGAATAGACGGAAACTTGGTCAAATGATGCTTTGCCCGCAGTCCTATTGGGCCTTCTTGCAGATAAATAAACATTGCCGCTAGTGTCAGTAAAATTTCCTTTTAGAGAAAAATCAGAATCAAAAGTTGATGTCGTACTTGTCCCGTAAGTCCAAAGATTACTTGAATTAAGGTTTTGATTTGCCGTGCTATTAAACGGCGCAACGCCGTATGGGTAATAGAATCTAGCACCAGATGGATAAAATATCGGTGTGGCAAAAGTATTGTTGTTTACCCAAGCAGAAAGATATACTTGTTTCGGAGAGTATGTCCCTGACCAATTATCATTTAGGCTTGAAACCGCCGTACTTTTTGATAACGCACCATTTGCATCAAAAAAGTAAATATTATTAGTTCCTGTAATGTCTGAATTAATACCGCTTGCGACACATAAAATTCCATTGGCTGAAGCCGTAAAACCACGATTTAAAACACTAGTACTAGCGGCTAAAACCCAATACGAATTGCTTGATTTACCGTAAAAATTGGACAACGCAATTGTTCCTGATGCTACCCCCGCCAATGTGCGAAACGGTGCGCTATCAATTGAAGCCACCGCAGTAGCGGAGTTACCCAATTCAAGGTTGATTGATTGCCCTGTAGTAGGGCCACCTAAACTAATTGGCCCTGATGCGTTTAGTGTCATTACTCACCTTTCAATGCTTTTACTTTGGCTTGCAGTTCGTTAATGGCTTCAATCAGCAACGGAACAAGGCGGTCATACTGAACCGTTTTGTATTTTTCGCCTGATTTACTGTTGCCGTGTTCATCCAAATCAAATGGTGCGGCTTTAACAACTTGCGGCATTACGGCTTCAATTTCTTGTGCCAATACGCCCACTTGTGTTTCTTCGCTTGTGTAACCAAATGATTTAGCAACATCGTTGTTGGTGTAGTACACGCCCGACAATTTAGATACTTTATCTAATGCGTTTTCAATCTTGCCGCTAACGGTTTTTAATCGCGCATCAGAATAATAAGCGGTGATGTTGCCAGTAGCAAATATGCCACCCGCGCCCGCATCTGCGGTTGTGCCTACTGAAAAACCTGTTTGTACTCGGGCACGTTCTACGTTGCTACTGTTAAAAATTATCGCCGTGTAAGAAATCGTACAATAATTTCCACCACTTGAGTTGCCGAAAACATGACCGTAACTATTAGTTGATGTGGTGTAATAAGTATTTGCCGCTGAAGCGTTAAAAATATCATTGCCTCCGTCTAAACCAATTCGTAAGCCTTTAAAAGTGCCATAACTAGTGCTAACTATAGTACTTGATGCACTCAGCGTAGTGAACGCACCAGTATTGGCAGTAGTCGCACCAACAGTACCATTTAAAGGGCCAGAAAACCCTGTGGCAGTTAGCGTAGTGCCGTTAAATGTCATGTTGGCAGAACCCGCCAACGAACCCGCATTGTTGTATTGAACTTGCGTGTTAGAACCGCCAATAGCGGGCGTACTTCCCGTTGGGCCTGTCACGCCTTGGATGCCCTGAATACCTTGTACGCCCTGCGGTCCTGTCGGTCCAACAACGCCCTGAATACCTTGTGCGCCCGTAGGTCCTGTTGGGCCAACAACCGTGCTATCCGCGCCCGTTGCGCCTGTAGGCCCTGTTGGTCCGACATCACCTTGGATACCTTGTGCGCCTGTAGGTCCTGCAACCGTAGAATCCGCGCCCGTTGGCCCTGTTACACCTTGAATACCTTGTGCGCCCGTTGGCCCAACCACGCCCTGAATTCCTTGGTCGCCTTGGATACCTTGGATGCCTTGCGGTCCTGTTGGCCCGACAACGCCCTGTATGCCTTGGATACCTTGGTCGCCTTGTATTCCCTGCGCCCCTGTCGGCCCTGTCGCACCAACATTACCCTGTGCGCCTGTAGGTCCTGTTGCCCCTACCGCGCCCGTAGGCCCTGCTACCGTGCTTGCCGCACCAGTTGCACCCGTTGCGCCTGTTGGTCCAACCACGCCCACGGATTGCAAAACCGCAATCAATGGATGATTGTTTGCAAAACCAGTTGTTCCCGTGCCACTAGATGTTAACAAAGTAACGGGGCAAGTTACTGATGTATTTGCTACTATTGTTGGGTCAGCAGATAAAACCCATTTTTGATAATTGGTTGAATTGTTTGCATCTTGCAAAACAATGCTATCGCCTGTTTTTAAGAATCCTAAGAACAAATCAACATCAATTCCGTTGCTTGTCAAATGACTAAAAACGCCCTGCGCCCCTGTAGGCCCTGCAACGCCTTGTACGCCCTGAATACCTTGGTCGCCCTGTACGCCTTGTGCGCCAGTTGGCCCTGCGTTGCCCTGCAAGCCTTGCGCCCCCGTTGGTCCTGTAGGCCCTGCAACGGTGCTATCTGCGCCCGTAGGCCCTGTCGCGCCTTGGATGCCCTGCAACCCCTGCGGGCCTGTTGCGCCAACATTACCCTGAACACCTTGCGCCCCTGTCGGGCCAATCGCGCCCGTAGGTCCTGTGCTACCGTTAACGCCGCCCGCGCCCGTAGGTCCTGTCGCACCCGTATCGCCCGTAGCACCTTGCGCCCCTGTCGGGCCTTGGATGCCCTGTATGCCCTGAACGCCTTGGATGCCTTGCACCCCTTGCGGGCCTGTCGGTCCTACATTACCCGTAATGCCTTGTGCGCCCGTAGGCCCTGTTGCGCCCGTTGCGCCGACATTACCTTGTGCGCCTGTCGGTCCTGTTGCGCCCGTTGCACCCGTTGGGCCAACAATCGGGCCGTTATTAATCCAAGCCGTTCCTGACCATGTGTAAAGACTACCGTTAGATTGAACAATGTATGAATCACCGACAACATTTCCAACTAAAGGCAAATCTTGCGGTGTCGCTACAGTTCCTTTTAAAGCAATACCTTGCCCCGTTGCACCCGTTGGCCCTGTAGGTCCAGTTGCACCCGTAGGCCCGCCAAAAGCACCCGTAGGTCCTGTAGGGCCTTGAACACCGCGGTCAACTTTAAGAACAATATTGCTACCTGTGTTTATAGATACGGATGTCATAGAACAATAACTCCATCAGAACGAACCAAAAATAAAAGAAAAATGATTAAATCATCAGCGGGTGTAGTTCCTGCCGCGGGAAAACTAACTTTTACGCGACCTGAAAAACCTACGCAATCTTGAGCATTGATATAAAGTTCAGAATCACTATTTATTAAACCCCATGCGGCGGCATCAATTACCAATGTAAAACTACCGTTTACCGCGTCAATGTTTGTTACGGTTAAAGGAATGGCGGCAGGGGGCGGGTTGTAATCTGTGATGTCAAATGTCCCGCAAGAATGGGGTTGTCGAACCCGCTTACTTGTGCAAGGGTATTCTTATTGAAAATCGCCATATTAGCGTTCCCTAAACTTAGTCAGAACATCCGCGCACTCGCGGGCTAATGGTGTCTTGTATTTTCATATTCTAACCGCCTAAATAAATACACGCAATCTGTTGTATCTCGGTTGGGCTAGAAAAAGTTACCGCTTGACGGGATTTGGCTACCGTAATAGAACGAACAAAATCATCCGCTTGTTTCATGCCTTTGCCCGCAATAGAACTTGTAACAATTAGGTCGCCAATTTCAATGTCGCCGCTTTCGCCACATACATTAATAAGCCCTTCACCCAAAGCATTTATGTGGATTACCTTTTGCCCCGCAGGGATAGGGTAATACATTGGGTTTGGAACGGGTGTAGGGTTTGGCATGGGATTGCCTGTAACGGGGTCAATTTCTCCCGCATTTAAATATTCATCCCAATCGGTTGGCGGCACATCAAAAACTTGGATGCAAACGCCAATAACGCCTTTTTGATTTGCGGTTGCGCTTTTCTTGTAAAGCATAACAATATTAGAAACATCTAACACCGCTTCAACTTGGTAATCAACAACAATGTCACCAACAATCGGGGTTTCAGTTACTTCAATTAAACCATCGTGCGTTCCTGTAAACGGTAAGTAACCGCCCGCAGAATAAATCGCACCCGTTGTAGATTGCAACGTATAACTATCATTACAAATGTAGGCTTCAAATAATAAAGTTGTACCGCTTGTGTTGTATCGGCGACAAACTATTGCGCTTTGCGTTGTTGTGTTTGCTATAAATGCTTCTGCAATTCTGTTAGATGCGGTTGGCCCGTAATAGGCAAAATAACCCGCATTGTCTAAGTAGCAGTATAAAAAGAATTGTAGTTAAGGTCATAAGTCGAAAACGCATGAATTGCGGGCGCACCATTTGAATAAGTAGATGCACCAAATGCCGCACCAGTATTTACTGATGGGGTTTCTTGAAACGCCATTAACGCATAACGATTGTTTGTTGTTGATTCAAAACCGCCTACACCTGAAAAACCATTTAGAACTACGCCCGCATTACCAAGGGTAAAAACACCTCCATTTAATGTGCTTGTTGTTCCTGATGTAATTTTGTCAACTTGCAATGAATTAGCAGTAATTGCGCCGCCATCAATGAATGTAGTTGTCGTTCCACCCGAACCAACCGAATTTGAAAGGTTGGTAAAAGTAACTAATCCATTTAAGTTTTGCGTTGAAAAGTTATACGCAACCTGTGCCGTTGTAGGTGCGGTTGGTGCGCTTGCTTGTCCCGTGTTGTAGTAGAAATAAACTTGCGCGTTTCGCGGGCCTGTATCCCCGACCGCGCCCGATGCGCCCGTAGGACCTAAACTACCCGTAGGGCCTGTAGCCCCCGTAGGTCCTGCACTCGCTACGGGCGACCAAACAAACGCCGTGCTTTTTGTACTTAAAGTAGATTGTCCAACATCATTTCCAACCAAATACGCAAAGTAATATGTGCCAGTATTTAAAGTTAAGTTTGTAAATGTGTAAAAAGAATTATTAGTAACGGGTTGGCTATTGCTTGTTGTTGCAGTAGTCAACAATTGCCAATCAGCGGCGGTTGGCGTTGCGCTTGTTGTAAAGAAAAGATTTGCAAAAGTTACACGCCCTGTAACTGGAACAAAAACAGTAACGCTAAAGTTAGGAATGGTCGCGCTTGGGAATCCCGTAACTGTAGGTGCGGCTAATGCTGAAAAATAACTAGGTGTAGTCAAACCCGAATTAGGTACGGGCGTAAATTGCGTTATGTCTTTGTCGTCATAAACTTGTGCGTTGTATTCAGTTAAATCTAATTTAGCCCCTAATGAGCCATCGGGTAATGATGCTTCGTTAACTTTCATTACGCGGAATAGTTTAGAACTCCAACAAACAATCAAATCTTCCCGCGCTTGTTCAAGCAAACGATTAGCAAGGTAATGCGCTTGCACGGAATCGTTAACTAAGTCATAAGTAATTGAATACTTGTTAACGGGTTCGTTGGGGTAAAGTAATCCGCTAGGTGTTTCAATGTTTACAAACGCGGCTTGGTCGCGGTTTTCTTTAAATGGGAATCGCGCTTCAATTTGATTAATTGAACTTGTAATATCACTAGCACTAACGCGAATTTCGCCAATGATGTTGTTGTCATTAAAAGCATACGCGGTTGATTCGGCTTTGTTAATAACTACCGACCATTGACCCAATGGGGCGTTATAAGCCATCCAAGAATCGCAAGCGGAAACAATGCGGTCAACATTGGAAAGAACCGATTGCCCCGCATCTAATACGCCGTTGATACGGTAGCGCGGTTGCGTAGATGGTGCGCCGCTACTATTTGTAAATGTAATGTTTTGGTCGCCATACGCGTTTAATGCGGTTGCGCTTGTACTATTTACAAACGCCGCATCTACCGCGCCGCCATAAACCGCATTGGTCATGTAGTCATACCAAACATCGCCCGCTTTGGCTACGCCTGTTCCGTTTAGCGTATGCGCTACTTTAAAAGTAATTGGGTTAAGTTGCGTTGTATCGGCATCGCGGTTGTAAATTAGTTTGACAATAGCAAAGCCTAAACCATTCATTTGCCGCGTTCCTGTCCAACGCTGACCAACGGCAATATCAGAACCGCCCATAACCGTGCTAGGTGCTGATGCGCCATTTGCTGATGTAATTGTGCCGCCCGTTGTAGATTTATAAAGATTAATATAAAGATAGCCGCTAACTTTTGTATCTACATTTCCCGCTTCATCGGTAAGGCTAACAACTTTAGTTAAATCGCTTCCATCAAATGTAATTTTTCTATCGCCGTAATACATATCAGCGGTATCAAAAGTAAATTGACCATTAGGGCTAATGCTTGAAATAGCCAAAACATAGTACATTGTTGTTTGGTCGGTTGTTAAAACCGCATCAACGAATGTGCCGCCCATGTACGCATTACCGTAAACAATAGGTATAGCATTAACTGCGCTTGGCGGTACTTGTTGCCTTACGCCCATGTCTTGTTGCGTTTCAGGGTTGTCGGCAAAAATTCTAGAAACAATCATTGACAAGGCAAAGTTTACGGCAAAGGTAGCATAAGCAATGCTCATTCCTGTTGCCCCTGCCAACCATCCCGCGCCCGCGGCAATCATTGTTGCTACCATTTTATTCCCTAACAAAAGTTGCACTAAGGGATTTGTATCCCCTGCGCGTGTAATCAATTAACGGACCGTTTGCAGAAATTGAAGTGCAAACAAAATCTACATCACCCGCTTTTAGCATTTCCTTTGCGCGTTCATCAAACGCTTTCCAAAGCCTACCGCCAACCGTTCCATTGCGATGTTCAGGT